ATGGAAAGGATGTACTTGCTCAATTCAATCAAGCATATAAAGATGCAAAACAAGAATATGAATATGTAAACGAAAATGGTACAACTGAAAAGTGGACTATGGAAAGACCTGTTGAAGAATTGAAAGCTGAAATATTGCTTGAAATTACCAACGTAGAAGCTGAAGTTGCGCAAGTTACAAAATTAAGAAATGATGCTTGGGAATTACTAAAAGATAAAAATTATGATTTAGTAAAGCCGCCTAAAGATTTAGTATGAGTAATGGAATACAACAAAAAAAATCTCTAAAGCAAATTATTGCAGAAGAATACAAAAAGTGTGCTAGTGACCCTATACACTTTATGAAGAAGTATTGTATGATTCAGCATCCGGTGAAAGGTAAAATACCATTTCATCTATTTCCTTTTCAAGAGAAAACATTAACCGAATTTAAGAATAATCGTTTCAATATCGTTCTTAAATCCCGTCAAACTGGTATCTCCACATTATCAGCTGGATACTCATTGTGGAGTATGCTATTCAACCAAGATTTCAATGTATTGGTTATTGCAACAAAACAAGATGTTGCAAAGAACTTAGTAACAAAGGTAAGAGTAATGTACGAACTACTGCCATCGTGGTTAAAGGGTGGTGCATTGGAAGATAACAAACTCTCACTTAAATTACAAAATGGTTCTCAAATCAAAGCAATTGCTTCTTCACCTGATGCAGGACGTTCGGAAGCATTATCACTTCTAATATTTGATGAGGCAGCTTTCATTGATGATATTGATGAGATTTGGAAATCAGCACAATCTACTCTATCAACGGGTGGTGCGTGTATTGCATTATCAACTCCAAATGGTGTGGGTAATTGGTTTCACCAAACGTGGAGTGATGCGGAATCTTCTATAAATCCATTCAACACAATCAGATTACATTGGACTGTACATCCTGAAAGAGACCAGACGTGGAGAGATGAGCAAGAAAGATTATTGGGAAAAAAAGGAGCATCACAAGAATGTGATTGTGACTTTATTTCATCCGGAGATAGTGTGATTGAACCTGATGTGTTGATGTTCTACAAAGAAACATATGTCCAAGAACCTGTTTCAAAGGGTGGTATAGATAACAACTTTTGGAGATGGGAATACCCAAAATCAACCGCATCTTATATGGTTGTAGCTGACGTTGCAAGGGGCGATGGCGCCGATTATTCTACATTCCACATTATGGATGTTGTAACGGCAACTCAAGTTGGTGAGTACAAAGGTAAAATGGATACGAAAGATTTTGGAAACTTTTTGGTGGCAATATCAACCGAATACAATGATGCACTATTAGTAATTGAAAACGCAAACATTGGTTGGGCAACAATACAACAAGTAATTGATAGGGGATATCGTAACCTATTTTATATGAGTAAGGATTTGAAATATGTGGATGTGGAGAATCAATTAAACAATAGATACAGAGCAGAAGATAGAGGATTGGTTGCTGGGTTTTCAACAACATCAAAAACAAGACCTTTAATCATATCAAAGTTAGATGATTATTTCAGAGAGAAATCAGTTATAGTACGTTCATCTCGATTGATTGATGAATTGTTCACATTTATATATTCAAGTGGTAGAGCGGAAGCTATGAAGGGTTACAACGATGACTTGGTGATGGCATTCTCTATCGGATTATGGGTAAGAGATACTGCATTACGATTAAGACAAGAGGGTATTGATTTAACAAAAATGGCAGTAGCTGGAATTACTGCAAATACATACGAAGGTGTGTATTCACCATCTAATATGGATGAAAATCCTTGGAAGATGAGAGTTGGTGGTGAGTTCGAAGATTTAACCCAATGGTTGTAGTGTTTTAATATTTTTACATATTTATTGTATATATCAAAATACTATTTACTATGATTAAGTTAAAATCTTTACTAAACGAAGATGAGTATGTAGACCAAGCATATGCTATGGGTGATACTCCACAAGACAATCCAATTGATGATTATGATGAATTGGATGTTGAGCAAGAAGATATGGATGACTTTCTTGCATACTTACAACAATACTCGGATGAATTAAATGAGGCAAATTGTAATTGTGTATTTGAAGCTGAATATCAGGGTAGAGAAGTAAAGTTAGGTAAACCAATGCAGGGTGATGTAAAGAAATTTAAAGTTTATGTCAAAAACCCAAAGACCGGAAAAGTTGTTAAAGTGAATTTTGGACAAAAGGGTATGGTAATTAAAAAAGATAATCCAGAAAGAAGAAAATCATTTAGAGCAAGAATGAATTGTGACCAACCTGGTCCAAGAACAAAAGCAAGGTATTGGTCTTGTAGAAAATGGTAAAATAAAAAATTATGGCAGAAGCAACTGATGATAGAAGTTTTTTTGGTAGATTAAGAAAGTTATTTTCAACCCAAGCAGTTGTCCGTATTGATAAAGACGGAAAACGTAAGGTTGTAGATACTGACGAAAGACAATTCAATACGAATTTTATGAACCTGCGTGACAGGTACACAAAATTACAAAAATCATTCTACGAACAACAAGGTGGTGCACAATCAATGGCATACGCACAAGTTCGTAGAGAATTATTTAGAGATTATGATGCAATGGATAATGACCCGATACTTTCATCGGCATTAGACATTTATGCGGATGAATCAACTACAAAGGATGAATATGGTGAGGTACTAACAATTAAATCATCTAACGAAAATGTAAAAGAATCACTACACAACCTATTCTACGATGTAATGAACGTAGAGTTTAATTTATGGCCTTGGGTTCGTAATATGGTTAAGTATGGTGATTTCTTTTTAGCATTAGAGATTGGTGAGAATACTGGTATTGTAAACGTAAAACCATATTCAACATATAATACGGAAAGATTAGAAAATACTGACCCACAAAATCCAAACTATGTTAAGTTTAAAGTGGAGTTAGATGAGATTGGAAAGAAGGAGTATGAGAACTATGAAATGGCTCACTTCCGTTTACTTTCAGATACAAACTTCCTACCATACGGCAAATCAATGCTGGAAGGTGCAAGAAGAATTTGGAAACAATTAACTCTTATGGAAGATGCGATGTTAATCCATCGTATTATGAGAGCACCTGAAAAGAGAGTATTCAAAATTGATATTGGTAACATTCCACCGCAGGAGGTTGATAACTATATGCAAAAGATTATCAACAAAATGAAGAAAACTCCATTCGTTGATAGAAATACAGGAGATTACAACTTAAAATACAATATCCAAAACCTTACGGAAGATTTCTTCTTACCAGTGCGTGGTGGGGATAGTGGTACGTCAATTGAAAATATTAGTGGTTTAGAATATACTGCAACGGAAGATATTGATTACTTAAAGAATAAATTATTTGCCGCATTAAGAGTACCAAAAGCTTATTTATCTTATGATGAGAATATAAATGGTAAAGCAACTCTTGCCGCAGAGGATGTTAGATTTGCAAGAACTGTTGAAAGAATTCAGAGAACAGTAGTAAGTGAATTAACTAAAATAGCAATCGTTCACTTAGCAGCTCAAGGTATTGATGATGCTGAAATGGTAAACTTTGAATTAACTCTTACAAACTCATCTACAATCTATGAGCAAGAGAAAGTAAATCTTTGGAGTGAAAAGGTGAGATTGGGAACTGATATTAAAAATATGAATATGCTATCTACGGATTGGGTATATCATAATGTATTTAATATGAGTGAGGATGAAATAAATACTGAAAGAGCTAAAGTAATATTAGATATCAAAGATAGATTTAGACATAACTCAATTGAACAGCAAGGCGAAGACCCAGCGAATCCACCAAAACAACAAAACGTTGAGCAGGAGATAGAGGAGTTGAAATTAGGTATGAATCAAGACAAAGGTGGTAGACCAAGAGAAGGTAACACATATGGTAAAGATAAACATCCGTATGGTAGAGACCCTTTAGGTGATAAAGAAAACCACGGAGAAAGAAAAAGAGAAAATAGAAACATAGCAAGTGCAAAATTAGCAAAAGAATATGTAAATGGAATTTCAGCTAAAAGAAAGATTTTGAGTGAGAAATCGGGTATGTTAGATGAAAAAAATCTATTAGATGACACTAAAATTTAACAAATAAAAAAAGGTTTATATTTATATGTGTTACTATACTGTCGTAAGTTAAATATAGGGTAAATAAATGAAAAAAATAAAACATTCCAAGTTCAAAAATACTGGAGTGTTATTTGAATTATTAGTAAGACAAATAACATTAGAGGTATTGAATGGAGATAAAACGGAAAATGCTAAGAAGATAGTTAAGGAGTTTTTTGCTCCCGGAACGGAACTTAATAAAGAGTTGCGTTTGTACGAACTACTTTTAAAAGAAAAATATAATACGGAAAGTAGAGCAGAGAAATTTGTAGATACCGTATCACAAGCACACTCAAAATTAAATGAGGGAAAGTTAGCTAAAGAAAAATATGGTTTGATTAAAGAAATTGGTGCTAAATTTGAAATAGAGCAATTCCTTTCATCACCAATTACTAACTATAAAGTATTAGCTTCAATTTACAAAGTATTTGAATCTAAAAAATCGGAAAACTACGATATCAAAGATATATTCAATTCGAAGATTACCCTAATTGAAAACATCATAGCAAGACCGGCTAAAGTAGAAGAAGTTAAAAATGTAGAATCTGTTAAGTTAATGGAAACTTATTCTCAACAAGAAAAAGATTTACGTTTATTGACTTATAAAATCCTAGTTGAAACTTTTAATAAAAAATATACCAATTTAGATGAAAAACAAAAAGGTTTGTTAAAAGAGTATATTAACAATATGAGTAACACAACAAAATTCAAAGATTATGTTATCACCGAAGTTCCTAAAATTGCAAAAGAATTGAAATTAATTGAAACTAAAGTTTGCGATAAAGTAACTAAAATCAAATTATTAGAAACAATTTCAGTATTAGAAAAAATGAAGATTGGAAAGACTGTTTCCGATTCTCAAGTTTCATCTATTATGCTTTCTTATGAATTAGTTAAAGAATTAAAGAACAAAGTAAATGGAAAATAAATTAAAAGAAATAATTAGAAATTTAGTTAAAGAAATTCAATCTGAAGAAGAATTGGAGGAAATGACTGGAACTTCTGCAGTTGCTGGTTATGATACTCCAAACGCATTTTCTAAACCCGGTCAAACTGGAAAGAAAAATAATAGATTAGCTAAAGTTACTGGTGGAACTGTTGTTGATGATTTGGAAGAGGGTAAGATAAAAGAAAATATGGGTGTGTTGGATTTACAACCTGAAAAAGCAAAACCAACCGCAACTCCTGTTAAAGATGAGAATGATAAAGATGACACTATGGCAGATGTATCTGCTATGGAATTAGTTGAAAACCGTTGGGTGGCATTAAAAAAAGAAGATGGTACACCAACTCAAAAAATAGGAGTAGGTTTAAGAAATGTAAAATCTCAATTAGCTGAAATAGAAAAATTTGTAAATTGGTATTCAAGATTAAAAAATGAAACTAATTTGGATAGAACTGGTTATTGGAAAAGAACATATAGTAACTTAAATACTATCAAAGAAAGATTAAATAAAATAGCGGAGAAAATCCACTCAATGTAATATGGCAGGTATAACAAGACAAAGACTAAAAGAATTAGTTAAAGAAGTAATGGTTGAAGAAACTGAATATCAGCAATTCTTCCAAAAAGCATTAGATAAGGCTGGTAAATCTATTCCATCTATGAGTGATGAGGAAAAGAAAGCATTCTTTGATAAGATTGATTCAGCGTGGAATGGTAAAGGTGAAAAGAACGAAGCATTAGTTGGTGGACAAAAAGAATTAGATGTAGATAAAGATGGTGATATTGGGGGTGATGATTTAGCAGATTTAAGAGCTGGTAAAAAAGTAAATGAAGGAAGATATGATTCTGATTTAGATAAAATTGAAGCAGTAGTTAAAAACGCAACATCTTTTATGAACGTAGGTTCTGAATTAAAGAAAGCTGGTATCAAATATGATTTTACAACT